TGGCTGCCCGCCACTTCTGCACGTCGGATACCGTTTTCTTCCCCTCATCCGGCGTAAGCTCTGCCATACCGAGCGCCACGTCCTTTGCGCTCTGTGCGTCCAGCCCGCCATCAATCGCGTCCAGATACTTGTCCACGGCTCCTGCCAGCTTCAGCTCCAGATAGTCCGCCATCTCTGCGCCGGTTGCCAGCACGTCGTCCGCCTTCTGCGTCGAGGTCTTCACTTCGTAGTCGTCGAATACAGCCGCCTTTGCCTTCTCTCCGGCGTATTCGTACAGCCCGCTCAGCATCTTCTCCTGCGTCTCGTCGTCCGTCGCCTGGAACACATCACTCGCGATCAGTTCCTGCAGCCTGCTTCCGACGGCGCCGCTCCATGTCTTGTCGTAGACCTGCTTCTGATAGGCCGAGAGCTTGCGGTCTTCGCCGTCAACGCTGATGCTGCCCGGCGTATCGGACGGAACCGCCT